AATGGAGGTCGTTAAAAAAACTGACAACGTTCAGTCTCTTGCAGATCAAGTGCAAAGATTAGAAGCTATGCAACAACAACTTGAAGTACAAGAGGAGTCTGTAAAAGACAAGAAAAAACAAATAGAATATTTATCTGGAGAAGTAATTCCAACCATGATGGCCGAGATGGGTTTATCACATCTTAAACTTATGGATGGATCATCTGTAGATGTAAAACCAAATTATAGCGCTACAATCACTGTTGCCAACAGAGAAAAAGCGTTTAACTGGCTTCGTCAAAATGGACTAGGAGATATAATCAAAAATGAGATATCCGTATCTTTTGGTCGCAACGAAGATAACAAGGCAGCTGATTATGCTGCACTTGCAGAAGAGCGTGGGTATCAACCGACACAAAAGATGAAGGTTGAGCCCATGACTCTCAAAGCGTTAGTCCGTGAACGTATAGAGGCAGGTAAAGAAATGCCAACGGAAATTTTCAACATATTTGTTGGAAATAAAACAACAATAAAAAGGAAACAATAACAATGAACCAAGTAACAACAAAGACAAATGCAGGTGCATTGGCTACAAATTTATTTGAAGCTGACGCAAATGCTGGCTCTAAGAACATATCGCAAGAAGATCTTGCATTACCGTTTCTTAAAGTCTTAGGACAATTATCTCCCGAAGTAAACAAGAGGGATGGAAAATATGTCGAAGGTGCAGAACCAGGCATGATTCTAAATACCGTTACAAATGAAATTTTTGACGGTGCAAAGGGGATAAATGTATTGCCAGTATTCTACGAAAGAAAATACGTAGAGTGGGCAGATAGGGGGGAAGGAAAAGGTGGTCCAGTAGCAATTCACACCGCTGATAGCGATATCGTGAGTCAAACTACTAGAGACAAATCTTTTAAAGATCGTCTACCAAACGGTAATTACTTAGAGAACACTGCAAATCATTTTGTAATTCTTCTAGGAGATAGTCCTCAAACAGCTTTGATTTCTATGAAAGCGACTCAATTAAAAATTAGTCGTAAATGGAATTCAATAATGATGGGACTAAAATTACAAGGTAAGAACGGTTTATTCACACCGCCAACTTACAGCCACATTTATAATCTAAAGACTGTTCAGATGTCTAATGACAAAGGAACATGGTTTGGATGGGAAGTGTCTAAAGTAGGTCCCGTTGAAGATAAAAATGTTTATTCAATTGCAAAAGGCTTTGCTGATAAATTAGACAAAGGTGAAGTGCAGGTTAAACATAACAGCGAGGACAAACAGGATTCTCCATATTAATCACTAACGCAAGTTAGTTCCTAGGATTGGGCGTGGAAGCGAGAGTGGAAACGCCCAAGAAAAATTTATGAATCGGTTTAAAGAAATATTTATAGGATTAGAACGTGCCCACGGAGTTACCTTCGTAGATAAAAAAGGTGTCGACGGTGAAAAAATTAAAGGTAAATCTTTTGTTAAAAGAGAACCAGTTACAGATAATCTGTGGATTAATCATTTACAAGGAGTTGGACCAAGTCTTGGTATAATTCCAATCAACGAACAAAACAAATGTGTGTGGGGATGTATTGATATAGATTCCTACGCAGGATTTGATCATCAAAAATTAATTAACAAAATAAAATTATTAAAATTACCGCTCGTGGTATTCAGGTCTAAGAGTGGTGGAGCACATGTATTTTGCTTTACCACTGTGCCTGTAACAGCACAATTAATGAGAGATAAATTATTATCTGTTAGTGCTGTGTTAGGTTATGGTGGATCAGAAGTTTTTCCAAAACAAGTAGAATTAAAATCAGAAGAAGACACAGGAAATTTTTTAAACCTACCTTACTTTAGGGGTGATGACACAACGAGGTATGCCTTTCTAGAAAACGGAGAGGCGGCAGGGATGGCAGGCTTCTACGGTTTATACGAAAGAAATAAATTAACACCGGAAGCATTAGAAAACTTAGAAATAAAAAGACCACTATCAGAATTTAACGACGGACCTCCTTGCATAGAATCACTTACACAAAGTAAATTAAAAGATGGAAGAGATAGAGTAATATATCAATACATTCAATATGCTAAAAGAAAATGGCCTGAAGATTGGCAAAATAAAATTAATCAATTTAATTATAAATATTTTCAAAACCCATTAGACGATAAAACTATTCAAGATAAAATAAAATTTCATAGTAAAAAAGATTTAGGTTTTAAATGTAATGAAGAACCAATGTGTAATCATTGTGATAAAAAATTATGTAGAACTAGAAAATTTGGTATAGGAGGAGAGTCTGTGTTTCCAGAATTAAGTGATTTACAAAAAGTAGAATTAGATGAACCATACTATTGGGTTAACGTAGATGGTGATAGAGTTAAGTTAGATAATATAGATTGTTTAATTGATCAAAGATTATTTAGAAGAACAGTTACAAAACAGATTAATAAAAAACCACCACGTATTAAACCAGTAGACTTTGATAAGTATGTAGATTTACTCCTAGCTGGTGTAGAAATAGTAAAGGCACCGGAAGGATCATCACTGGTAGATCAATTACAAGATCATTTAGAAGAATTTTGTACAAATAGAACAGGTAAAAATACAACTAAGGAAGATATTTTACGTGGTAATGTGTGGACACAAGAAAACAAACATCATTTTGTATTTAATAAATTTTATCACGGATATTTACAAAGAAAAAAATGGGGAGAAAAACCACAACCAACACAACAGATGTTAAAAGAACACTGTAATTGTAAAGATGAAAGATTATCAATAGGTCAAAAAAGGCCTACAGTAATGATTGTAGAGGCTTTCGAAAAACCAGAAAACAATTATAAACCTAAAAAATTAAAAGAGGAAGTACCATTCTAATGAAAACAATTGTACTAGGACCACCAGGGACAGGAAAAACTTGGACACTATTAAATAAGGTAGAACAATATTTAAAACAAACTGATCCTGATAAAGTTGGATACTTTGCATTTACAAAAAAAGCAGCTAACGAAGCTAAGGAAAGAGCTATGAATAAATTTAATTTATCAGAAGATGATTTACCTTATTTTAGAACACTACACTCATTAGCATTTAGAAGACTGGGTGTTAATAAAGAAAACGTAATGCAGCGTAGACACTATGAAGATCTTGGTAGAAAAATTAATTTACCCCTAGACTACAATGACTACGACGATGAAGAGACTGGTTTGTTTACAACTAAAAGCGATTACTTAAGAATTATAAATTTAGCTAAACTAAGAAACATATCTATAGATGAACAGTTTAACATGCAGGAACACAATCAAGATGTAGAGTATGATAAGTTAATAATAATTTCTGAAGAATTAAAAAGATATAAAAAAGAATATGGTCTAATAGATTTTAATGACATGATTTTAGATTTTGTTAAATCAGATAAATCTCCTAACTTTGATGTAGTATTTATAGATGAAGCACAAGACTTGTCTTTAATGCAATGGGATATGACTAAATCTATTTGGAATAAAACAGGTGATTCTTTTATTGCAGGTGATGATGACCAAGCAATATTTAGATGGGCTGGTGCTGATGTTGATTCTTTTATAACACAAACAGGAAAACTATTACATCTAACTCAATCTAGAAGAATACCAAGAAGAGTACATGAGGCGGCTATGAAAATAATACAACGTGTATCAAATAGAATACCAAAAAATTGGCAACCAAAAACTGTAGAGGGATCTTTGACAATGCACAACTCGTTTGATGATATCAATATGTCAAGCGGAGAGTGGATGATTTTAACAAGAACAAGATACATGTTGGAGGAATTAGAAGAAATATTAAAACAAAAAGGATTGTATTTTGAAAACAGATTTAAAAAAACTTATGAAAAAGATGTACAAGAAGCAGCTATTCAATGGGAATATCTACGTAAAGGTCAGCTTTTAAATTATAAACAATTAGAAAAAATTTCTAAATACATGGGACCTGCACATTGGAATAAACAAAAGATGAAAGGTATGGCTAAAGAATCTTTTTATGGAATAGATCAACTAACAAAAGATTATGGATTAAATGTAAAAACAGAATGGTATTCTGCTTTTGATGATTGCTCAATGGATAGAAAAGAATATATAAGAGCAATGCGTAGAAATGGAGAAGCTTTAAACAAAGATCCACGTATACAATTATCTACTATACATAGTGTAAAAGGTGGAGAAAGACAAAATGTAGTTTTACTTTCTGATTTAAGTCACAACACAAATAAATCTTATGAAAAAAATCCAGACGATGAAAATCGTTTGTTTTATGTAGGTGCAACAAGAACAAAAGAAAATCTACATATCGTTCAACCTAAAGATGAGTATAAAAGTTATCCACTGGAGGATTTATGAGTAAAGTATGGGACAAGCAGCACGGCGGGAGTCACTATCAAAAATATAAAATTCAGCCTAGCAAGTTTGTAGTAGAGAATGAATTGTTATATCCGGAAGGATGTGCTATAAAATATATAATAAGACACAGAGATAAAGGAAAGAAACAAGATTTATTGAAAGCAATACACTTTATAGAAATGATAATAGAGAGGGATTACAAGTGATACAAAAACCTATGTTTGCACCTCAAACAGAATGGATTCCACCAGAATCACTTCCAGATTTATCTAAGCACGATGAAATTGCAATAGATTTAGAAACTAAAGATCCAGAACTTATGAAGATGGGATCAGGATCTGTAGTAGGTAAAGGTGATGTAGTAGGTATAGCTGTAGCTGTTAAAGGTTGGTCAGGATACTATCCGATTGCCCATGAAGGTGGTGGCAACATGGATCGTAAAAAAGTTTTAAAATGGTTTCAAGGCGTATTAAATACACCAGCCACAAAAATATTTCATAACGCCATGTATGACGTGTGTTGGTTACGTGCGTTAAATTTAAGTATTAACGGTCTTATTGTAGACACGATGATAGCATCGGCCCTTGTTGATGAAAATCAAATGCGTTATGACTTAAACAACTGCGCTAAAAGATACACCGGAAAAACAAAAAGTGAAACAAATTTATATTCTGCAGCACGTGAATGGGGTGTTGACGCCAAGGCAGAAATGTATAAACTACCTGCGATGTATGTTGGCGAATATGCAGAAATGGACGCCGAACTTACATTAGAACTTTGGCAAGAATTAAAGAAAGAAATTTTACACCAAGATATACAATCTATTTTTGATTTAGAGACTGAATTATTTCCTTGCCTCGTCGATATGCGTTTTTTAGGAGTACGAGTAGATGTTGAAGCAGCTCATCAATTAAAAGCAACACTATCATCACAAGAAAAAGAATGCTTACTAGCAGTAAAAAAAGAAACTGGAGTAGATACGCAAATATGGGCAGCTCGATCCATTGCACAAGTTTTTGAAAAACTTCGCCTACCATTTGACCGAACCGAAAAAACAAATTCTCCATCATTTACAAAAAACTTTCTTCAGAATCACCCCCACCCGCTAGTGAAACGAATTGCCCAGGCCCGTGAAATAAACAAAGCCCATACCACATTTATAGATACCATATTAAAACATAATCATAAAGGTAGAATTCATTCTGAAATAAATCAACTTAGATCAGATAATGGTGGAACAGTGACTGGTAGGTTTAGTTACTCGAATCCAAATTTACAGCAAATACCAGCTAGAAACAAAGACCTTGGACCACGGATTAGGTCCTTATTTGTGCCCGAGGAGGGCCATAGATGGGGTTGTTTTGACTATTCTCAGCAGGAGCCTAGGCTGGTAGTGCATTATGCTGCTTTACAGAATCTCTATGGAGTGGACGAAGTGTTGGAAGCCTATAATAAAGGCGATGCCGATTTCCACACTATCGTAGCAGACATGGCGGAGATACCTAGATCACAGGCCAAGACTATAAACCTTGGTCTGTTCTATGGTATGGGTAAAAATAAATTACAAGCAGAACTAGGTATATCTAAAGATAAAGCTGATGATTTATTTAGACAGTATCATAACAAAGTACCATTTGTTAAAAAACTTATGGACAATGTAATGTATAGAGCTCAAGACTCAGGTCGAATCCGTACATTGTTAGGACGACTATGCCGCTTCCACCTATGGGAACCTAATCAGTTTGGTATACATAAAGCATTGCCTCACGATCAAGCGCTCATGGAACACGGACCAGGGATTAAACGTGCATACACTTACAAAGCATTAAACAAATTAATACAAGGATCAGCAGCTGACATGACAAAAAAAGCTATGAT